AGAAGCAGAAACTGCTGCTGCAATTACTAGACTAAAAACTATCATCGGTAGTTATATTTTAACTAATACAGCATATACTTCTCTACAGACTTCAGTAAGTCAAACAATTCTTGCGCCAGCTGGTGAGGCTGCTGCAATTACTAAATCTAATACACTATTGACCAGTGTTGCGAGTGTTGTTTCAACAGGATTGAGCGCATTGCCAGTAACATATGAAAGTCCGAAGTACGGATATCATTATTTGGTTAATCCAGGTACTCCAATGAATGTAGGCCCTAGCTATGCCAATGCAGGTGGTTATAATAACGCAGCTAAGTTATTAGAAATTAACAAGGCATACATTCAAGCTGAGGTAACTGCATTTGTTTCCGCTCAACCGGGTGTGATAGCATTTGATACTGCTAAGAGTAATCGAGATGTGGGATATATTCTTGATGCAATTATTGGTGACTTAATAGACGGCGGTAAAGCCAATGCTGTCAATGCAGCTAGTTATTACTTAAACTCTGCTCCTACTGTTACACAAAATGCATGTATTGCTGGTATAAATTATATTAACACTATTTCACAGAGTATTACACAAAATCAGGCGCCTGCTGTTCTATATCAAAGTACTGTAACTCGAGTTGTTGATACTAGCATTGTTAGAGAAACTGCCAGCGCAGTATCGATTGCTGGATTAGTTAGTACTGTGGCATTTGCATTTGATCCTGCATTTAATCCACCAAAGAACGCTAATGATGTCGATGCTTTCTTATTCAACGATGCTGTTAGAATCAGTAACATTACAGGACAAGGCCACGGCGGGTTCATGTGTGTTCTTGACCCAGCAGGAGCAGTTGGATCTAAGTCTCCATATGTTCAAGAAAGTGCCAGCTTCTCAAAGAGTATAAATGCACAAACATTTGCAGGTGGTATGTTCATTGACGGCTTTGCTGGTAGACTTAAAACAAAAATCACTAGCGTCGGCGGTGCAGGATTAGTATTAACATTGAGTGGCTTAATTTATAGAAGACCCGTTGCACCTACTGCATTTTATTATAACGGATTCCGTTATCAAGTAGACAATATAGCATCGTGGAATAGCTCTACTGGTGTTGCGGTTATCGAGCTCAATCCAACTACACCATGGTCTAGTGGTAACTTGAATATTATTCTAGAAACTCCAGGCAATCGTTCAATGTTAGCCAATGACTATACACAGGTTAACGATCTAGGTTATGGTATTGTTGCACACAACACAGGTTTAACAGAACAAGTATCAACATTTACCTACTACTGCTGGACAGCATATTTTGCCAGCTACGGTGGACAGATTCGTTCTGTTGCAGGTTCTAATGCACAAGGACAATATGGTCTACGTGCTATTGGAGCTGACCCTACAGAAATTCCTGACCAAGTGGCTCTTGCAGAGAATATGACACAGGTAGCTAAGATCTATCGATATGACGATTTTAGTGCCGACAGTCAGAAGAACGATATCGAATTATATATTAAACGATATTCTTACATTCCTAGTTCAATTAGTGAAATTGAGATTGATCACCTAAATGGAAGCATTAGTCGTTACGAGCTAAGAACTGTAACTAGAACAGGACTCAATGAAAGTCAATACACTTATAGAATTACAGGAGTAACTCAAGCTACTACTGCGGTAGTAACTGTGATGGGAACACTACCGTTAACTATTACTGGTATTAGTCGTGCAAGTCCTGCAGAGGTTACTGTAAGCGGGAGCCACGGTTTAAGTAACGGGGACTTTGTAACTATTACAGGTGTTGTAGGTATGACACAGGTTAATAACGGTAGTTATTATATTAAGTCAACTGCTTCAAATAAATTTACGTTGTATACTGACGATACACTTATTCCAGAAGTGGATAGCGTAACATGGACAACTTGGTCAAGTGGTGGTACGGTCGAAAGCCCTATTAAATTCTACAAAGGTGATAGGATTAAAATTAGTGGTGTAGTGGGTATGACTGCTCTTAACGGCAATAACTACTATGCTAACCCGTTAACATATAAAACATTTGAACTTTATAACAATTACGATCCGGCAACAGATACACTGAGTAGTCCAATTAACTCCTCAGCATTTGGCGCATATGTATCGGGAGGTGTTGTTGACGAAAGAATTACATATTCAATTAATGCTATCACTAAGGCAAATACCAAGATCCAACATTGGCTACTCCAGTTAATAGCACAACCTACGCAACATATACTAGTGGTGGTTCAGTGTTCGGCGGTAAAGAAATCTTATTACTAAGCATCAGTACGAGCGCAAACGATAATAGAGAAGCAAATGGTTTAATTACGCAGCTAAGTGATCATATGAATATCTCTTTGCGAGAACTTCAATTGTTTAGATTTAATGGTGTTGACAACGTTAACCCAACTAGACCAAGTACTGCGCTAGAGTTTGATGCAACACTACCGACTGTTTATAGAATTATTTCTTATGGTATAAGTTTAGCAGATGGTTCTGCACTACCTGTAAATAATGCCGTATTAAGTAGTGATACTAGCTTTGTATATGTTAAGCCCACTGTTGAGCCTACACTAATAGGAACAACTGATCCAACTAACGGTGCTAAAAAGATGGGGTCACAGATAGGTGATACTAATATTGCTATCTTTGAATTTACAGGCGAGTCTAATTCGTCTAATCGAGATTTATTAAACACTGGTACTTTATTATTTGCGTGGAATGGTAAGGTACATAGAATTACTGGGTATACTCCGGGTGCAGGTGCAGTGCCAGCTTACATTACCATTGCTGACTATAGCGATAATAATAACTACGGTGCGGCTACAGGTATTAACAAAGCCTTTACTACAGCCAGTGCTACTACATTAAGATCAGGCTTACCTGAAGGTTCGTCAGCGCAGATTACAGTTAAGATTAGTACTTGTCGAGCAACTGGACACGACTTCTTAGACATTGGTACTGGCGGTTATAACACTAGTAACTATCCTAGTGCAATTTTTGGTAATCCAAGTCAGGGGCCAACTCAAGAAAACGAAGTTATTGAAGAACTTAAAGGTCGTGTATTCTATGTAAGTACTGACCAAGACGGTATCTTCCGTGTAGGACGTTACTTTACAGTTGACCAAGGTACTGGTACTGTTACATTCTCTGCAAGTATTGCTCTAAGTAACTTAGACGGTATTGGATTTAAGCGTGGTGTTACTGTTGCTGAATTCTCAACAGATGCAACTATGACTAACAATGCTGCTGACACTGTGCCAGTGCAGTCAGCTATCCGTGGATATATTGACAAACGTCTTGGTCTTGACCACAGCGGCAATAACGTCCCTGTTCCTAACTTAATTGGTTCAGGATACTTACCATTAAATGGCGCATTGGCAATGAAAGCCAATATGAATATGGGAGGTTACAAGATACAAAACATAGGAGCTCCTGCTGTTGACGACGATGCTGCTACTAAATTGTATGTTGATAACCAAGTTGGTCTGTATAACGAACTTGCTGAACAAGGCGATGTGTTAATTCCAAATGCATCAGCAGCAGATGTACTATTGTTCACGGGCGGCAATAAGAGTGCTATCAGTGCAACAATTAGCGGTGACATTGTAGCTTCATATACCAGTGCTAATACTGCCTTACTCGTTGGTGGTATAACTAGTCCGCCAACAATTGATGACGGTATTGCTGGAACAGGGTTGTTATTTGTTAGCAACGGTATAGTTGTTGATGATATTACAGGATTCCCGGCAAGCGGCCATATTTCAATTAACGGTGAAATATTTGCCTATACTGGAATTACAGCACCGTCTAATAGATTTGACGGTATTACAAGAGGATTGTACACAACTACTGCTGCTGTACATGCAGCCAGCTCTGTTGTTAAGAGTGTAAACAATGCTAGATTAGATTTACAGTATGCTCCATTGAGCATAGTTAACGCTGATGTTAGCGAATCAGCTGCTATAGCACAAAGTAAATTGTCTATGACTGCGGCAACTACAAGAGCTAATGCCACAGGTATTACGCAAGCTGATCGAGGACTAGCTAGTTTTGACAGTGCTAATTTTGAAATAACTAACGGATGGGTTGGAATTAAAGCAGGTGGTGTTGCACTAGATGAAATTGCTAGCATTGCTAACAGTACTATATTAGTCAACGTGTCAGGAGCATCTGCTAGCCCAACAGCAACCGCAGCTAGTACTGCTATACCTAAACTACTAGATTCAGTGTTTACTAGCAACGGTGCATTGACAAGAACTGGTGCAGAAACATTTGCAATAGTAGGAATTACCACTGCCGGCGGCAATGATGCTTTAGTAAAAACAAGCGGAACTGGTACTATCAATGTTAAAGGACTGCAACTAAATGGCAGTGATGCTTTAACTTTAAGTAGCACTACTATTAGACTAACAACACCTGGTGGTATTAATGTTATCAGTGCAACAGGTAGTGCAGCTGGTTCTACTCCAGTTGTGCTAACAGGTCAGTTTACATTAGGTACTAGCAGTACACTACAAGCAACATTTGCTGACTTGGCAGAATACTATAGTTCAGATAAAGAATATGAACCAGGTACTGTGTTGGTATTTGGCGGAGATGCAGAAACTACTACAACAACTGTCTTTGGTGACACTAGACTGGCAGGTGTAGTATCAACTGATCCAGGATTTAAGATGAATGGTGAACTACAAGGCACTAGAGTTTGTCTAGCTCTACAAGGTCGTGTACCATGTAAGGTAGTAGGCAAGGTTAAGAAAGGTGACATGCTGACTACTGCGGGCATTGTTGGATATGCTGCCAAGGCTGTTGATCCAAAGGTAGGTACTATCATTGGTAAGGCTTTAGAAGATAAAGACTATTCCGAAGCAGGTGTAATCGAAGTTGCCGTAGGCAGAGTTTAAATATAATCGGAGCGAGTGAATGTCACAACAAATAATTAATACCGGCACTGCCGACAAAGGTAACGGCGATCCAATTCGCACAGCCTTTACAAAAGTAAATGCTAACTTTGCTGAACTATATAATTCTGTATCAGCAGTAGTAGTGACAGGTGCTACTGCACCAACATCACCAGGAGTAGGCGACCTATGGTGGGATACTGAAAGTGGTAGAATGTATGTATACTATGGAACAAGTTGGGTCGATGCTAGCCCGGTAGATGGTGTAGGTATTCCTACTTCTACTGTTCCTGAACACAGTTACGGAGTGCCTGGCAATGTAGAAGGAATGGTTGCATTTGATGATTTTTACATTTATTACTGCACTAGCAACTACGTTAACACTAGTACAAACATATGGAAGCGTGTTGCACTTGATGCTACACCTTGGTAAACAGTTAAATATAAAATACGGAGCAGAATAAATGACAGTACTAACATTCCCAACAAATCCAACACTAGGGCAACAATATGCAGCACCTAATGGGATTCAATATGTGTTCGACGGTGTAAAATGGGTAGTTGAAACAACTAGCTCATCGTCAGCAGCAGTGACAAATTCGACACAAGATAGGCTAGTTTCAGCGGTGATTATGATGACCTAAGTAACAAGCCAACTATTCCAGCTGCATATACATTGCCCACAGCAACAACAAGTGTATTAGGTGGTGTTAAAGTTGACGGTACAACTGTTACAATTACTGATGGCGTCATTAGCTCAGTGGGTGGCGGTGGAGCCTCTGGTCTAACAGTATCATACAAAGGATTCAAAGCAGTCTACGCAAGAATGTATGATAGTGAACCAACCATCAGCAAAGTATTAATCTATCAAGACACTGTTACCACAACACCGACCTTAGAAGTTGATACTGATACAAGCAGAGACTTATTCAAAGTATCGGGATTGGCCGGCGGCAGTGTTATTGCACTAGTCAACATCTACGGTTCTGACGATACTTACCCAACAGCACTATCAACTCTAGAACACTTTGCTAAATCAATCATTGACAATGTTATTTTAAACAACGGCAATGCGGACACTAACATCGACGTCTATGATATGAGAAGCAGATTTTACAGCAACTTCGATACCTTTGCCAGCCGAGCAGGCAAAAGATATAAGAATTTTGAGTTCTTGAGAGAAGAGTGGTTCAACATTTCTGGCACTGGAGGCTCGGGTACTGGCGCTACATTTAATCTATTCCGAGACCCCAATAGCGATTTAATTGATTTTATTGACACTAACCAAGGTGGTATCAACTATCAAGCGGGAGACATTATCACCATACCTGGCGCAAGTCTTGGCGGAACGACACCAGAAAACAACATAGTGATCACTGTAACAGAAGTTGGAGTTGGAGGAGAAATTGGAGGAGGAATTGGAAACCAGTATACCTATACTGGAATTTTACCTGCCAACACATGGCCGTTAGACAACATTGATGATGGCGGTGACGATCAATACGATGGCGCCAACTATATCTTTACTAACATTCAAGGCGACAGTTATATTGCTTACAATGACGATGAAACGGTTGCGAGTGAAGGAGTATGGGCAGTTAATTACAACGGTGGAAACGTCAATGAATCAGGCGCCGCATGGTTTGGGGCAGGTAGTGAATATGTTACCACCTACAACGACAGTATTTTTGGTCTGTTTGTCACTGGTGCTAATATCAACTGGATTGCCACCAACGGTAACAGTGGATTTGACGGTGACGGCATTGCGGACACTGGTTCACTTCAACTGGTGGACACAGATGGATTGACCAACGGCAATCACACATTTGTACTAAATGCTGACGGATCAGTAAAGTTCCCAGATGGTACTATACAAACCACAGCCTACGCTGAAGGTGATCCTAACGTGTGGGTACAAGATTTTGAACCAACAGCAATTGGGGACCCGACTGATATCGTGGCATCAGCCAACTCAGTTGAATACCTAGGCAACGGCGATATTGTGGCTGTGTTCCAGCACTTCTACGAAGACGGTGTCAATGGTTCATATAACACTATAGGTAGATTTACTCCTACTGGTGAAAAAGTATGGAGCATGAAATTTCAAGGTGATGTATACACAGACGGCTGGGGCTTGGCAGTAAACAATGATGGTGGCTATATATTCCTTGCTGGTCAAAAAGGTGGTAATTCTGGATATAACAGTGCTGTTTTAACCAAACTTTCTCAAATCGATGGCGCAATAGTATGGAGCAAAACCTATGATGTTGGCTACACTAACGCCAACGTAGTAGTTGATATGGCAGGTAACGATCCTATAGTAGTGGGTTATGCCAGCAATGGCACTGACAATCGAATAGTCACTACTAAAATTCACGGCGGCACTGGGGCAGTTATTTGGTCCAAGGCCCTTGACGGCCAAGGCAATGATCAAGCCTATGGTATGGCTGTGGATAATATCAACGGTGGCGACATAGTCACTGTGGGTTATATAGATACATTTGGAGTACAGAATGCGGCTGCGACATTATACACTGTGCCTGCGAGTAATCCTAACTGGACTTCTCCACTCGGTGGCTATGCAAGCGGTGTGAACTTTACAGTTACATTCACAGACGGAGTTCCTACATTTACCAATGTTAGTGACACTCTAGGCGATCGCGCCGTTGATGATGTGCTGGGAGTTGTTGGAGGTGGTAGTTTAGGTGGCAGCGGCGCTGATGATATGACTATCAAAGTTGCCACCGTGGCCGCTAATGACACAGACGATCGTATGGTAGTGGTCAAGTATGACGGCAATGGCGCAATACAGTGGCAACGAGCAGTACAAGTTGAAGCAGGCTATAACTGTATAGGAGCAGACGCCGCCATAGACATTGATGGCAACATCTATGTTTGTGGAAATTTTGAATATGATGATGGTGATGATGGAACTTATCAAGCCATGATACTGATCAAGTTCAACCGTTCAGGTACTAAGAAGTGGACACGTAAGGTACAAGGCCCTTGTGAAGATTATGCCAGCAGTGTGGTAGTTGGTCCTGACAACTGTTTATATCTATCAGCATACACTGCCTCTGCTGCCAATAGTGACTACAGCATGGTCATTGCCAAGTATAATCTAGACGGTATTGTGGCATGGCAACGTTTGCTGGACAGTCTTACTGGTTGGACATTTGCCGGACAGTTTTTCTTTGGCCCAGGCGGCGGCGGCGGCAGTACTATTGCTGTCCGAGACGGCTATGTGGCTGTTGTTGGTGGCTTTGCTAACTTTAATGTATATACAGCCCCACAGGCTATTATAGCACAGTTTGGCACTGATGGAAAGATATTTACGAGAGGCGACTATGACTTTAAGGCGGCCACATTTAGCGGCTTACTCAACTCAACAGCCAGCAACATCACAGTAACAGATGCTGGCAAATTATCCAGTGACTACGCAGGTTACGCAGGTGAGTTTACCCCAGGCGATTTTGAGCCAGACTTTGATCTTACCAGCGACCTAGTGGGCACAGTATACCGCAATATTAATGCGGGTAATGAACTAGTCAACGGTAACTACACTGCGTCATTAAATGCCAATGGATCATTAACATTGCCAGCAGGTGGCACTGTATCAGAAGGATACGTTACCAGCAATCCTACAATCCAACTTACTCCAGCAAGGCCGGATGTGGCCAGCCAGAAGTTGGTAATCAAGGGCGGCGGCATTCCTTATTATACAGAAAACGGTATTGAGGTTAGTGTCAATTACACCACTCGAGCAGTAGGCGAAACCCTCACAGTGACTGTATATTCAGACACCTATGCCAATCAAACGCTATACTGGTGGATTAATCCAGAAGGTGTTGGCATAGGCGACACAGAATCAGGCACAGTAACTTTAACGAACAATAACGGCAACTTTAGTATTCTCGTAGACAGTGATGACTATGAATTCAGAGTGCGTGTATCACCTGAAGACCATAACTACGGTCCAGGAGTTGTAGGTGCTCAATCTCAACTGATTAACAGCGGCGCACCTACTTTTGATTATGAACATCACTTACACTTGACCACAGGCAACTTGGCCGAGACCAGTATCTTCCTGGGCACTGACAATCACAATGTTCGCACCACAACTGATGGCGGTATTGAAATAACCACTCCTAACACAACCAATAACGTTTGGAGATTTGACAACGACGGTTCAACAACATTGCCAGGAGCAATAACACGAGTAGTGGCCGGCACAGTGGCCAAGACTGGAGTAATCTTGCCAATAACTACTGGTGCAGTAAGTGGGTTAACTCACGATTCTGTGTTAGGCGGACTAACTGACGGCACATATGGTCCATTTACACTAACTGAAGTAATATTATCCGTTGTGGTATTTGGTGGCGTTATTAACGGATTTACCAACGTTAGCGGCACAGCAACAGTTAACGATGTGTTGGGCACAATTGACAGCGGAGACGTTGGCGGCACAGCAGGTACTACAATTACCATCACAGTTACAGGTGTACAACAACCAACTCCAACAGCATTGGATCTAACAAAGTCTGTTAATAAGTTAACTACTGGTTACTATACACTGGCAGACGGTGTAGAAGGACAAGTCATGCACTTGGTTAGACAGACTAGTACCAACAATGCCACAGTGATTGTTGCTAATGCCCGTGTTGCTGGTGACCAATACACAACCCTTGAGCACTATCCATTTACTACTGGAGACATAAACATGTTGATCTTTACAGACGGTGCTTGGCAAGCAATGGGCGGATCGTGGGATTGATAATGGAAATTATTCTAGCAACTCTACTAATGACGCATTTGACAATAGTGTCAGTTACCCTGTACCTACATCGTTGTCAAAGTCATAGAGGTGTTGAGTTCCATCCGGTGCTCACCCACATGATGCGTTTCTGGTTGTGGCTCACTACTGGTATGAATACCAAGCAGTGGGTTGCTATCCATCGCAAGCATCATCAGACTACAGACAAGGAAGGTGATCCACATAGCCCGCATGTATTTGGTATCATACACTCCACATACTCGCCTTGGCATTCTCTTAATGTTAGTCATAGACTTGTTATTATTTGGGCCATGGGGGTTCTTAGTGTGGGGTGTACAAATGATATGGATCCCATTTTGGGCAGCTGGCATGATCAATGGAATGGGCCATTGGTGGGGATATCGCAACGGTGAAACCAAAGACTACAGTCGTAATATTAGCCCTATTGGTATTGTAGTAGGTGGTGAGGAGCTGCACAATAACCACCACTTAGATCCAGCAAGTCCTAAATTTAGTCGTAAGCCATGGGAATTTGACATAGGATGGTTTTATATACGCACTTTAAGTTGGCTAGGTTTAGCAAAAGTCAGAACCAGCTAAATATAGTATATGAGAGCGAACTATGGCACTACAAAATATTAATCTAGGAACTTACTCAAACGACGGCACTGGCGACGATTTACGCACGGCTTTCGAAAAAGTAAAGGCTAATTTTATAGAATTATACAGCATTTCTGGCGGTGCTAACATAGGAGCAATTCCTCCTATATCCGGAGTTGAACAAGGAGAACTATGGTGGAGCACTGTAGACGGTACCCTGTACATTTACTATGGCACTGCATGGATTGAAGCAACTGCTGTGCCGCCACAGATATTTTATGATATTTCAGCAACTGCCGCAACTGGCGGGGCAAACATTCATCTAAATGGATCTAATGATGACAGTGACGATGTAAAGATTGCATCTGGTACAAACATTACAGTTACAAGAACTGATGTTAATACCATTACATTAAGTTCTACAAGCTACACAGGCAACGTTACTGGTAATTTAACTGGTAACGCAGATACAGTTACTAATGGGGTATATACTACAGGTGATCAAACTATTAGTGGTACTAAGACATTTAGTAATACAATCGGTGGTAATATCAGTGGCAATGCTGGATCAGTTACTAACGGAGTATATACAAACGAAAGCTACGCAGACCCTACATGGATTACCTCAATTGCAGGTAGTAAAGTAAGTGGTAATATCAGTGGCAATGCTGGTACGGTAACTAACGG